CGTCACGGTCCGCACGATTTTTCCGCGGATGTTCTCGATGCGGTTTATGGACTCGAATTTGTGCATATTATCAGTCCTCCCCGAAAAGCGATGTCTGGACCGCCTGACTCACGGACTCTTCCGCTTTCCCTGCAAGTTTCTCCTTTTGCCTTTTTTCTTCTCTCTCCTTTTCCTCCTTTTCATCTTCCTCTTTTTTCTTGAGAGCATCTTCCAGATGTCCTTCGAGCCAGAAGTCCCGCGCCCATTTGTACACGACGGCGTCTTCCACGGCTCCGGTTTCCCCGTCCAGGTCCTTTTCGGCCATGTCGTGGATGTAGTCGATACAGAGATCGATGTGCTCAGGCGCGTATTTCTCGGCGATGGCCGCGTCTTGCTTGACTTGACCGTCGAGATATTTCTTTATCGCTTCCTTCAGTTCCATATTTCGTTCTCCTTTTAATTTGTGCTAAAATAAATGGGCGGGGACGGATTCGGACCGTCATCCTGCGGGTTATGAGTCCGATGCTCGGACCTTCGAGCTGCCCGCCCGTGATGCACGCCTTGCGGGCGTGCGCGCCGGCGTCTTTATTGGACGCCGAGAAAGTCACAAATCAGAACGGGAGGTCGTCGTCCTCGTCCGCGGCGGACTCCGTGGGCGCGGGAGACCGCGGGTTGTACTGTGGCATCTGCGTGGAAGTCGGTGACGCCGTGCCGGACGGGCCCTGCTCCTGCCGCTTCGGTGACAGGAGCTGGACGGACGATGCGTTGATCTCCGCACTCGTCCTTTCGGTCCTGTCACGTCCGGTGTACTTCCGGTAGCACATTTCGCCTTCGGCATAGAGCTGCGTGCCTTTCCTGACATGCAGGTTCTCTATGATGTCGGCGAGCTTGCCCCAGCACATGACCGTGTGCCACTGGGTCAGCTCCTTCGTCTGTCCGTCGTCGCCAGCGTACTTGCGGGATGTCGCGACGGACATGGCGGCGACCTTCCTTCCCGACTGCGTGACCCGGATTTCAGCGTCATGACCGGTCGTGCCGATGATCTGTATCCTGTTGAGGTATGCCATGGGATTCCGCCTACCCGAAGAGGTCGTCGTCGGATGTCGCCTGCGGAATTTCGGAAGCGGCGGGGGAGCCTTCCGGCTTGGAGGACAGGGCCTCCTTGAGGGAGGAGGGCTTCTTCCTGCCGCCTTCCGGTGCGTTCCCGTTTCCGTGTCCTCCGTCGCCGTCCCCGTCGTCCTTCTTCCGCTTTTCGTCCATGACGGACTTCCATGTGGTCTCTCCGTCGCGGATGGCCGAGTAGATGGCCCTCAGGTCGGTGAGTTCCTTCGGGGTGAGCGCGGCCGCGTCATGGCCGAGCCAATCGCGGATTCCCGCGGCCGTCACGCCGATGGAGGCGAAGCTGTCCAGGATGGCGCGCTTGGCCGCGTCCGGGTCCCTCGCGTCCTCGTTCCGCTGCGTTGAGAGGACCAACCGCATTGCTTCGTCAACGAGGTCGCCGGGGATAACCCGGAGGCCGAGGGTGCGCACCGCCTTGGAGATGAGCGCGTTCTGCTTGTTCAGCACGTCGTCGTCCGTGCCCGGGAGGAGGTAGGTCATCTGTCCGTAGGAGTTCAGCCTGGAACTGATGGGGACGTCCCCCTGCTTGAGCTGCTTGCGTTCGACCGTCTTGGTGACGGTGACGTCCTGCGAGTAGATGACGTTGGCCTCGAAATCGGTGACGGAGACGCGCACGATGCGCTTTCCCTCGTCGTCGAATATGGTCGCCGTCTCGGTGATGAGATTGCCCATGTTACGCAGGGCGGCCTCAACGAAGCGGATACTCGGGCCTTCCACGCCCTTACCGACGGGCTTGTGGTAACGCGCGACGGCCGCGAATGAGGGACGGCGGGCGTCCTTCAGCATGCGCTCGCGCACTTGGTCCATGTCGCGGGGCCGCTGCATCGCCATGATGTACCGGGCCTCGATGAGCGCCCTCTGCTGGGCGGCGAACGCCGCCGTGGATGTCTCCGCGAGAGGCGTTGGCAAGTTGCCGTTCTGTTGTCCCAGGACCATCTGCGAGCCCGCGTCTCGGTCCTGCTGTTCCTTTTGTGTGAGTTGATTCATTCTGTTGTCCTTACTTGATGCGGAGCACGCGTGCCCCTGGTTTGATTTCCGTGTGTCTGTCGACGATTGCGCCGTAGTCCGGGTTCGACCGGAAATATTCCGCGACCTCTTTCCAGTCGGTCTTCACGGCGTCCTTGTTGTTCTTCCATGTGCAGAGTCCGGCGACTTCCTCGGCATTCCCCATGAAGGCCTTGATTTTGTTCTCCGCTTCGGTTTGGAGATCCTCCGCTTCTTTTTTCGCCGCCGCGGCTTTTTTCCGCTGGGTGATCCAGTCCACGATTTCCGCGGTGGGTTCGACGATCTTTCCAAGCTCGGCCTTCCGGAAGCGCTCCTTGATGTAGTCGGTGCACGAATCCGAGGCGTCCGCCTCCGGCATCTCGCCCCCGATGACGTAGCGTTTCCACCACGCCAGCGATTTTTCTTTTATTGCGTTCTCTACGTCCATGTCGCGTTCCACCGTGTAGCGGACGAATTCCTGGCCCCCGAAGCAGACCGCGAGCTCGGCGTAGGGCGCGCCCGTCGCCATCATCTGCACCGCGAGCTGGGTCTGGTAGTAGATGGGTATCCGATCGCTTCCCTCTTCGCCGTAGTCCTCGGAACGGCGGCGGATGTTCTTGGCGTCCACCGGTCGCCGGTCGCCGTTCGCCCACCGTGCGTCGAGAGAGGCCCCGAGCAACGGGAAATCCTGGACGAGATAGAGCGTCCACGGATCCGCATTTTCAATGGGGATGGCGTTGAGCTCGGAATATGCGCGAAGGATTCCGTCCTGCAGGAACTTCCCTGCGCGCATGGCGTCGTTCTCGACCGTCTCCAGCTTTCCGTTCTTGTCGAGCCAGACGGTCATCGGCCCGCCGAACTTCGATAGTCCGAGGATGCTCGCCACGTCCGTGCCCGTTATGTGCTTCCTGCGTTCCGCTTTCCAGGTTTCGTAGCGTTCCTGTTCTTTTGCGTCCATCAGTCGGTCTCCCTTGTGTAGATGACTTTTACGTTCGTGATCTTTCCGCGGATGATCGCCGCGGCGAGCGCCTTTGCGAGCGCCGGATATTCTTCCGTCACGCCAGATCCGAGGACGCTCCCGATGTCCATCAGGATTCGATTGTTCACTTCCTTCTGGAGTTCCCTTGACGGGTATGCAGCGTGCACCGCGGCCGCTTGTTTTTCAGCCTGTGCGGCGGCTTCGATGCGTGCCAGTGTCTCCGCCTCGGCTTCGGCGTGTGCCCGCGCATTTTCAGCCTGTGTGGCAATTTCGGCCCTGGCCCTGGCTTCGGCTTCGCGCGCGTTCATTTCGGCTTCCTCGGCGCGTTTCGCGAGCTCCGCCTTTTCCTTTTCGAGACGGACGCGCGTCTCCTCGGCGCGGCGTTCCGCTTCATCCCGGGCCTTCTTCTCGCGGATGGCAAGCTCAGCCTCCGCCTGCTGTTTTCTGAGGCGTTCGAGCTCCGCTGTTTCCGCCTCCCGCTTCCGGAACGTCCCGAGCATGAGTTCCAGCGCGGAGAGTTCGGCGGTTCTGGCGCGGCGGAAATCGTCGAGGGACTCCTTCCATTCTTCCGCCGTGTCGGTGATGTCCTTGATGCCGGCGACGGCGCTCTCGATGTCCTTCGAAGTTTCGAAGGCGCGGAGGTGCGTTCTGCCTATTTCCTCTATGCGCGCCTCGCGGTTCTCGATCTCCGTGACAGGACGTCGGACGTCATCCTGGATGGACTCCAGACGGGCCCGGAATTCCGCGCGGTGGCGGTCGATGAGACGGGGGCGTTCCTTGAGCTCAGCGACCACCTTCTTCCCGATGTCGTCCACGGCGGCCTTGACGCCCGCGATCTTCCGCGCCATGGACTTGATCTGCGACACGCCTTCCTTGGTCGTGATGTCCGCGACGAGTCCCCGGGCGGCCGTTTCCACGGCGTCCCCGAGGGGCGCGAGCCCCCCGTCGTTCACGAACAGCGCCTCGATGCGCTCGCGGTCGCCCTGGACCGCCACTTCCATCCCCGTCTCGCTCACCACGAGCGCGAGGGGGCTTTCGGCCGGATTCCCGGCTTCGGTTTTCTTGTTCATTCTTCCGTTCCTTGTTGTTGGTTATTTGATTAGCTGATAAACTTTGTGGGATGAATTTGTGAGTAAAGGGAGGCTATCGGTCTTCACCTTTGTACGGGAGGTTCTTGAATTCCCTCTCCGACTCTGGGATCCCGCGGTGCAGCCGCTCTTCGCGTTCCAATTTTTCGATCCTCCGCATCACGCCCCTGTCGTACGCGATGAGAGCGATGACAGCGGCGATCACCGCGAGGAGGATTATTTCCATCGATATCATCTCGATTCCTCCCGAGGATCACCGTATCCCCGCTTGATCATTTCATTTTTAATGAGCCGCACAGCCGTTGATTCCGGGATGGCGCGCGCGTTCATGTCGTCAACGAGGTCCTTGATCGGAGAGATAGCCCCGGTGCCCGACACGTAGGATTTCCCGGTTACTCCGGACACGGAAATGTAAAGACCGTCGTAGTGCAGCTCGGTCATTTGCCAGCCTCCGCATTCACGGATGTCCCGAGGCATTCGAGCTTCATCACGCGCCCGAAACCGAGCGGCAGGAGCTCGGCGAAAGAGCCTATTGCCTCCGGCACGAACTCGCCCTTGTCGTTCTTGACGCTCGCCATGTAAATTTTTTTGTCGGCCATTCGAAAGAAGCTCCATGGATTTGTGTTCATGCTTCCAGCCACCCTGATCTTGGTCTCTGTATTTCCATGAGCACGTTGTACTTGGCGAGCACGATTTTTTCGATCTTGGCGCGGAGCTTGTCGTCCTGCAGCTTGTAGTCGCAGGCTCCCATCCCGAAAGGATAGAAGTCATCAGCAGTCGGGTATATCACTATCCCGTTCACGATTTCCATGCCGATTTGGATTTGTTCGTTGAGTATGACGGTCGCGTATATTTTCAGTGCCGGCTTCCCGCCGATCTGAACCTTGAAAGGATACACGCTTGCCCACGTCACTTCGAGAGGCTGGTATTCCATTCTTTTGACATTTATCTGTTTCATCTTGCTTCCTTTTGTTTGTTGCGTTAGTTTGTGTGCAATACGTTAAGTCCGGCACAGCATCCCGGAGGGGGGGCATTGCAGTAGTCGTAGACCGCGCATAGTTCCGCGTAATGTGCGGAGGCGTACGCGGACGGGTCGGCGACATACTCTGACCATGTCTCCGTACGTGCCGCGTAGATCTTGAGAGCCTCTGCCCGGTTAAGCCGCTGCATCAGCGTGGCGGACGCGGGGGAACCGATGCGGCGGATCCTGGAGGATTCCCGCTCGCCGTTGAGCAGCGGGATGGCGTCCGATAGATTCTTCAGGTTCGGGACCGGGGCGAAATTGGCGCGGGCAAGGTCAAAGAGCCTGCGGACATCCCCGAACCCTATCGATGGGAGATTGGATATAAAGTCAAGGCAGCGCTCCCGGATGACGCTTATATCCGGGGCCTTTCGATCGCATAGCGCGTAGCAGCGCGTTATGTTGTCCATGTAGGTTTCTACCAGTATCGCATCAGGCATTTCCATCCTCCGTGTTTTCCACTTCCGGAATCTCGTCGTAGTTATCGCCCGTGGGAATTCCGGCCTCGCGGTCCTTGAGCCAACGAAGCATGCGGGCCTTCTTGTCGTTCTCCAAGTCCTCGGATGTTTTCCGGGCCTGCGGGGCCACGGGCGCGGTGAACTCTTGCGTCCATCGCCGTTCGTCAATCCATTTGGACAAATTTGTCCATGGCGGACAAAACGCGCCGACCCGAACGCACTCCGCCTTGTGTGCTTTTTCGCGGAGCAGGGCGGGCATCAGGAGCGGCACTTCTTCCGGAGATGCCTTTTGCAAAAAGGCCTCCCACTCGACATCCACGCCGCGCCGGGTCCCCGGATAGGCCTTCCGGAAGGCCTCGAACGCCTCGCGGGCTGCCTTGCGGGACACCATGGCGGGCGCGCCGGAAGTGCAAAGGGCGGAATCCATGGCGCCCTCCTCTGCCTCGCGGACGGAGGCTTCCGGCGTGACCGTGCTTGATTTTCCGGAGCTTCCGGAAGCGCTTTCCGCCTTCCCGGGCGGCGCGGCGTTTTCTGTGCCCTTCTTTTTTTCCAGTCCGGCGCGGATTTTTTCCGACCGCGCTAGTTTAATCGCCTCGACGTTTCGCGCGCAGAGGTCGACAAAGGTTTTTCCGGAAGGGCTGACGGCGTGGCCCTTGAGGTCAACGCACGCCTGCCGGACATCAGCGATGATGTCCAGGTCGCTTTTGCCATCAAAGTGGCCCAGCCAATCGAAGCCGTCGAAGGGGTACATCCATGTCTGCCCGCGCTTCATGCTATTTTCCCTCCGACGCCCTGCTCACGAGCTCGCCCACGATGGCGCCCACGCCCATACGCACCCCGCGCGCACGTCTTTCGGCCTTCATCTTTTTGAGGAGGATATAGCACTGCGTGTCGAGACGGATATTTTTTCCGATGTCTTTTTTTTCTTTTGGATCATTCATGCGCACAAATATAAATCAAAAAAAGCACAAAGTCAATACTTTTTTATTTTTTTACATCTATAATTATAATTTGTATCTTATAGTATCTTATAGTATCTTGTAGTACTTTTTAAAAATAATGTTTCCGTTTTGTCTATAAGATACTATAAGACACTCTCCTTATATAAGTATAAGTATAAGGATAAGAATAAAAGATAAAGATAAGGATAAGAATAAAAAAAAGAAAAAGAAAAAGCTTTATGTCATCTTTTTTTTTATTTTATTTGGGCAACATCAAAGAGGCAACATGAAAAAAGTAACGATCATTCTCCTCCTCCTCGCCGTCTGCGCGTCCGCATACTGCGAGGCCATCACGCGTCAAAAGGTCACGTGGGTCCAAGGGCATCAGGAAGCCACCTACTGCGGATCAGGCGGCTGCCTGACATTTATGGGCGGCTACTCCATGCCCTTCACCCTCCGCTGGGATTTTTACAAGGGCAAGCGCTGCTACTGACGGCGGTCCACGCAAAATCAATCATCCCGCCCGTTTTGGCGGGATTTCTTGTATATTCCAACTTGGAATAAATAAAAACCTAAAAATACTTGCAAACCTAATTTTTTTTGATTATATTATTGTCATGGACGGCAATCAAGCCGGCCGCAAGCGAGGATAAGAAAATGAAAAAAGAAGAGATCGAAAAAAAAGTTTTTAAAAAGCTCGCCCAGGCCCTGGCCGGGGACTACAGCGCCAAGGCGATAGACCTTATCCTTGATCACTATGAGGATCATATAAAGACGGCCCTCTGCCAAGGAGATGCATGGGGTGACTATTCGATGCCCTCGGATAAAGAAATTGAGAGCGAGGCAGACTGCCTCCAGGAAGTTTGCACTGAGTACCATTCTGAAGCTGAAGTCCTTGCGGCTTGCGCAGAGGATAGCGCCCTTGAAAAAAAAGATGACCCCGGAGAGCTCGATGAGCCAGATCGGGACTATCTCGATGCCCACTATGGGGTCGCCGAAGCGGAAGGGACTTTTTTACTTTTTTTCAAAAACTAAAAATTTTGCACAAATAAAAGGCTAATCAAAAAGCAGAACGCGATTACAGACAAATTCGCAAAGGAGTAAAAGATGAGCAACCTCAAGAGTGCAAATTACTACGAGCAGGCCGGGGACAAACTCAAGGGCCGCCCTGCTCTCTCTGCTTATACCCATGCCCAAAACGACGCAATGAATCCCCCGGTAACCCCGGAAGGCGTGGCGACGTGGCGGCGGCTGCAAGCAAAAATAACAAGTGCCCTGGAGACGATGGAGGCCGCCGACGCCCGGAAGGGCTGCGGGACAAGCGAGAAGAAGAAGGCTTCCTCGCGGGCTAACGGCAAGCTGGGCGGACGCCCGCCGCGGAATCCTCAGCCATAGACGTTATTCGCAACTCAGTTCATTCCTCCCTTTCCGGGAGGATTTTTTTGCCTGTTAATAATCGTAATAAATAAATATCATTTATAAAGTCAAGTGTGTTCTTATGTGATTCATTATGTTAATTTGTACTAAATATTTTAGTCTATATTTAGGGCAACAAAGAGGCCCGCGTGAACATCACCATGTCCGAAATCAAAAAGTCCCTGGACGATTACAAACAAATTAACGACGGCAAAATTAGAAGTCTCGAAAAGTCCATTTCCGAGATGCGGGCGCTCATCGCTGGGTTTGCCTCGGCTCCTAAAAATCCGCCCAAGACGACGATGACGATGACGAAGATGGTCTAAGCGGGGAGCAACGGATGCGCAGTGGGCGGGTGCAAAATCTCAAGAGTTTTCCCAAGGGAAATCCCCTCGCCTCAATTGGAGGCAAGGCGGCCGCGCGTAAGCGCAAGGAAGCCCGACTCCTGTCTGATGCCATTCTCCAGGTCATTACGCACAAAGTTTCAAAAGATTCGAAGTTCGCCAAGGCTTCGACGATGCTTGAGATCGGTGGCGGCAAGGATAAGGTCAGCCTCCTCACCTGCCTTGTCGCCTCCGTGATCAAGACCATCATCAGCAGGGGAGACGCTTTCAGCCTCGAAAAACTTGTTCAGATGGGCGGTCTGCATCCTGATCAAAATTCCGAGGGTCCGGACGTCGAGCCCGTCGAGGTGACTTTCACCGTAGCGGGCGGCGAGGACGGCAAGAAGATGATCCTCGCTAACCCCGACGACGTGGAGGTTTCCGTTTGATCCACGTTGATGACAGACTCGCGGCCGGTCAGGCTAAGTTCATCTTCGCCGGGACTAAGTACAACGTTCTGTGCGCCGGGCGTGGATACGGCAAGACGCACGCGGCGGCGAAGCGCTCTGTGCTCCTTTCTCGTTACGGACGTAACCAGCTCGTAACCGCCCGGACTTTCCGCGAGCTCAGACAGACAGTGATGCCGCGCTTCCAGGAGTGCCTGGACCTCTATCATATCCCGTATAAGTCAAATGCCGAGGATCACGTCATCGTGACGGACCTTGCAAAATTTTTATTCCTTTCGTGTGAGGACCCGGAGAGCATCCGCTCGTATACGGACTACGCGGATCTTTTTATGGACGAGGCGAGCCGCGTCAAGCGCGCCGCCTTCAAAAACGCCGTGCTCTGCTGCCGCGGCGGATGCCGTCGTCCTACGTACAACTTTATGACAACTCCATGCGGAGGCTCTTGGTTTAACAAGATGTGCAAGAGCCGCCGGGAAGACATCACTTTTGTAAAGGCATCCTCGCTTGACAATGACTGTATTTCCGAGGACACAAAAAAATCATTCGTCGACGTACTTTCCGACACGCCCGAACTGATGCGCGAAGAAATCTACGCGGACCTCCTCGATGAATCTCCGATCAACGCCATCATCCCGGACGAGTATTATGAGTATCCGCACCGCTTATCGTCCAGGCTTCCCGTTAACTTCGGGATAGACTTCGCCGGCGAGGGGGCGGACGACACCGTGGTAGTTTGTGCTAACTCGACTGGATTTATTTCGTGTTCGCACTTCGGCAAGATGCCGGGCGATTTAGTTTATCTCAAATTTCTTAAGATGGCGGAAGGCCTTGAGGTGCTTAACCTTGACCTCGACAACACGGGCGGCTACGCTTCCGCCTTCATCGCCTCGGCGGGCAACGGTCCGTACCGTGATTGTATAAGACCGGACAACTTCGCGGCCTCGCCGCTATATGACCAGGCATGCGCTAACAGACGCGCGGACATCTACTTCCGCTTCCGAAATGTTATGAACGGCGGCTACGACACTTCCTGCACCCGCATGGTGCGCGACGAAATGCCGTCCGTCACTTACTTCCTTAACCAGTCCGGAAAGAAGCAGATCATAGACAAAAAACTTATACGCAAAGACCTAGGTCATTCTCCGGACGAGTCGGACGCCTGCGGACTTGCAGTCTACCGCGGTTTCGGACGGCCCGCGGAATATGAACCAGTTCCCATTCAGAGGTTTAGCTGATGGCAGATGATTCCGTTTTGACACAAAGTAATAACGACCTTTCGGCGGACGAACAGCGCGACATCATAAAGCGGCTGTCAGAATGCGCCTCCCGTTCTTCCGACCGGTACAAGAAAGAATACGACCGGATGAAGAAGGCCCGTACTTTGTACGCATCGACGGGCATCTGGGACGATAAGGAACGCGACATCCGGGGCGAGGGCCGCGCGAAGACGCGAGTTTCCGGTCTCCGGAAATACAAGAACGCAATCTGCAACTGTTACTCGTCCTATCCTTACGAGGTCAATCTTGCGGGCGACAATGACGGCGTCGCTTCAGGGATCCTCACGGAGACGCTTGCCGAATCGAACGCCGACTCGATTTTTTCCGAGTGCATCGGTGACATGGGAATAATGGGTAGGAGCTATTCCTACGTGACGACGGAATTTGTCACCGGGCCAGACGGAACCAAGGTCGCTAAGCTCATCGTCAACAGATCCTACGATCCGACGACCGTTATCTTTGATCCCGAGTCAAAAAGACAGGACGGCAGCGACGCCCTTTTTGTCGCCTTCGTTGACTCGGTTTCCATCGAGGAGGCTATGCGCAAGGTCCCGGGCGCGAGCAAGGAAAGTCTCTCCCGCTCCGTGACGTGGTCGCTCGGCAACTACTGGAGCTCGACGCTGTCCTCCGTCAACGACGTCGTCTTTTTCGAGCGTGACGCGGAAAACGGATGCGTGAATTTTTACCGCATCATCGGCGACACCGTCTACAGCCACGGCACTTTTTCCAGCGTGAGCGCTATCCCAGCGGTTTGCTTCCTGGGGGACGAGCTCTGGGAAGGTGACGTGCGGATGCACGAGGGCTTCATCACCGGCGGCGTGTGCGACTTGATACAAATTATCAACTACTGTTACGCACAACTTAAGGAAAGGCTCGCCGTCCCTTCCACGCCCTACGACTACATCAGCGCCGAGGCCACGGAAGGTTTCATCGAGGACTACTCGATAGGCTCAAAGGCGTCCACTCCTTACCGCCGCTACCACGCCATCGATCGGAACTCCGGACAGACTCTAGACGTTCCGAAGCACGTCACGCCCCAAGTGCAAGCTGGTGATCTAATCCAGATAATCGTCGCGAGCAAGGCCGAAATTTCCGACATGATCGGAGTCCCCGAATCAGGACTAAATTTCCAGGGCGGCGATCAACAGAAAACGGCTTATGAAGTTTTGATGCGGTCACAAAACTCAGTGAACAACATCAGCCACTACTATGCGCACGCCCGGCAGTCGATCACACAGCTCGCGAAGGTGATGACCGAAATCATCTGCGATTCCTCCGGAGTCCCCAACAATTTCCGCGTATCCGTCGAGAAAGGCCCCGAAGTTATCCTCCAGAAAGAGCGCCTTCGTCAGCAGCTCATGGCGACGCAGGCACTCGTGCCCGACACGGCAAAGCCCCTAGTCATGGCGGAGATCGTGCGGACGCTGGACATTCCCAATGCCGACGCACTCGCGGATGTCATCCTCCAGACCCTTCCGGAAGAAATCCGTCCTAAGGCTGGCGGAATGCAGGCTGTGATGACAGAGCTAGTAAAAACTAAGCAGCAGGCTGCACAGGCAGCGTCCGCGATACAGCAGTTACAGCAGGCGAATTCTGATTTGCAGAGGAAGGTGGACACCGACGAAGTTGCAGCGCAAAATCAACTTTTGATGACGCGCGAACAAAACGCTAACACTCTCCGGATAAAATTATTAGATTTGGAACAAAGGCAGAGAGAGTTCGAGCAGACACTCTTGCTTGAGACCGCCAAGGCGGACGACAAGCATAAAGAAGCTCTCATCACGGCCGCGCAGACGCAGCGCGAGGCGGACACCAAAGCCCGCAATGATCTTATCAGACAAATTAACGAGGCGGACAGCATCCGCAACGAACAGGCGCTCAAAGTGGCGCAGTTCATGCGCGACCGCCCGGGCGCATTTCCGGGTGTGACAGGCATTTCAGTACAAAGTAACAATCAGGCAGCGAGGTAATTATGCCGTTTGGCGACATCATGTCCAAGTATACCGGGCGCCCTGCGTCCGAATTCACGGAGCCCGCAAAGCAGGCCCCTTCCGTCGATCCGGCGAAATCCGGTGGACCTGCTCCGGCCGCTCCAGCGGAACAGCCCGTCAAGCCGGACGCGGTAACCGCCGCAGTTCCTGCCGTGACTCCGGACGTTTCCGGAACCCTGGCGGCTTCCGTGGCTACTGCCGTCAAGGACGGAAAGGTACAGGACGGAACTCCGGGCGTAGACGGCAAGCCGGCTTCCGGCGCGCCATCCACCGATGATGAAAGATATGACCGCATCCAGCGGCACTTCGAGAGCGAGCTTCACAAGCGTCTGGGCCGTGCAGGCCGGGCGCAGGAACGCGCACTTTCGGAGCGCGACAAGAAGATCGCAGAGCTTGAGAAGAAACTCAACGAGGCCACCGGTATGGCCGAAGAAAAACTCACTCCCGAAGACTTCGGGTCTCGCGCCGAATACGACGCGTGGCGCGAGAAGAAACTTTCGGAAAAGATCCGAGCGGAAGTCACCGACGAGGTGACGCGTAACGGCGAAAATGTCCGGCAGGCGCAGGAGATGCGCCGCGCCGTGGAAGAAAGGATAACGACGTTTTATCCGAAGGAAGAAGACAAGAAGGCGTTCCGGGAACGCATGCGCGACATGTACGAGGACAACGAGGAGTTCTTCGGCGGAGAGGGCGGGAACGCTTTCTCCGAGGCCTGCGAGGCCACGAAGTTCGCCCCGGTCATCTACGACTTGCTCGCGAAGAATCCTGAGGCGATGGCGCAACTTGTGAAGGAGTCGCCCGACCAGATCCGGGCTGACATCCGCAACATCGAACGCATAATCACGGACAAATTAACGCAGGCGAAAGCCGCGCCCGGAACTCCGGCCGCCGCTGACCCGGCACTGAAGGCTCCAGCAAAGAAGCCTCTGCCGGTCACGGGTCCGGTAGGCGGGGGCGGCGGTGCAGGCACAGGTTTCAACGCCCGGGCGTATCTCGCGAAGAAATATCCCGGCAAATATTAAGGATAAATTATCATGGCTACTCAGATGAGTTCCAATATCACTCAGCCTGCGATGGCTGTATTTTCGGAAGCGATCAACAAGGAAATCCCTATCCTCGATTCAACGTCGTCCAGCGGACAGAGCGTTGTAGGCCGCAAAGGCGGAAAGATCGAGCTTGTCCTCCCTGATCCCGGCAAAACCGTGATCACTCGTGGCGAGATGCGCGACCTCACTGGCGTGACCCTCGGGCAGAAGGAATGGTCTAAGAAATTTGAAATCAGCACGGCGAACAACTCCGTCGAGGCTGACATCATCGAACAGACTACGGACATCGACAGTTTCGACACTGAAGTTGTGCAGCCTCGCTGCGCGTCCGTCGGCGACGGCGTCGGCTCGGACGTAGTCCAGCTCGGTTTCGCCTCTTCTGATTCGGCGCTCGAAGTCGCCATCGCCGATCTCTCCTACGATGTCCTCAGTGACATCGCAGGGTATCTCGGCGAATTCAATCTCGGCGAGCTGCATGGATACATGAGCTCCATCATCCGCAGCAAGATCGCAAAAAAGGGAATGAGTCAGTTCAACTCCTCGTCCGTCACCGACCCGCTTTACAAGTACGCGGAAATCGGCGAGTACTCGAATGTGATCTGGAAAAAATCCAAGATGCCCCTCATCACCATTGCGTCTGCCAACGTACTGCCCAACGGCAGCGTCTCCGCGGTTGATTTTGCGGACGACAATGCCGCCAAAATCACGGTGGCCGATGCGGGCATCACCACGGGCACGACAATCAAAAAGGGCACGACCTTCCGAATCGCAGGCATCTATGTCAAGGACGGCCTCGGAAACGACACGATGGTTCCTAAGACGTTCATCGTCCAGGCCACTGCCGTCGGGATCGCCGGATCCGTGACGCTTGACGTGGGCCCATGTCTCGTTGACGGCGCGCACGCTAACGTTTCTCGGCTTCCGATCGTCGGCGACGCCACCGTCACCGCCGTCGGAGCGAGCGCGGGAACGTATTCCGTCATCTGGGCGTTCGAGCGCGGAAACCTCATCTATGACGGGGTCGATCTCCGTCTCGGCGGTTTCCAGACCGTTCGCGGCGCGTCCATCAACAACAAGGTCAAGTTGACTGCAATCGTAGACGGCAATGGCCTCAACACGACTGCGCTCTACCGCTTCGACGCCGCATACATCGCGGGCGCGCGCGACTCGCGCCGCAGCTCGCTTGTCTACGTCAAGATGGCCTGATCGTAACGGATGTCTCCGGCCTGCCCCGGAGTAAAGCAAGGCAGGGATGCGAAAGGCCTTACGGCCTAAGTGTCCCTGCCTTTTCTTCTTTTTACACACAAGGTTTTTATGTCTACCATACGGGATCTGATACAGAGCATAAACGAGGAAATCGATCTGGTGCGATTCGGCCAGGCCGTTCAGGCCGACCAGATGGAGCTCACCCGGCGCCTTATAAACCGCGCGGTGAATGCGTACAACCTTTCGTGCCTCATCAAGTTCAACGCCTCGACGGTGGAGCTTGTCGCTGACGCGCAAGGCCGGTACCTCATCTCCGGCGATCCCGTGCATCTTCTTTCCCTGCACCGCAAAGACTCGGAGGACTGCTTCATCCGCCTCGTTCCGGTGGACATCGAGGACATACTTTCCCTGCGTCACTCCGGGAGCGTGCCCGAGGCATATTCTTACAAGCGCGGGACAGTCGTAGATGGGGCGCTTTACGGACAGGTGACGCTCGACGTCAAGTCGTCCTCCCGTAAGCTTACGGCCACGGTGGCCGACGAGATCCCGGAATACCAGCTCAATGACAGTTTCGTGATGCCTCCGGAGTACAAAGAGCTCATCATCGACGACGTGCAGCTCCGTCTGCTCCGCAATGCAGACGCCGAGGCGAAGACCATCAATGACAAGTCCGAAGAGCTCAGACGCATCGTGGGAATGATCAAGGATGCCAACATGCGCCGGCCTGCGGTGGTCACGATGACCGGCAACAGCCACTCTGATTTCCTTTCCGGAAGGGGGATGCTTTGAGCCACAACATCATAGGCTCTTTCACGGGCGGCACCTGCCGCTACAGGGACGCGGGCTTTGTCTCCCATGAGGAGACCATCAATATGTTCGAGGAGACCATCGAGACGACCGACACCTATACGAAAAAGATACTTCGCTCGGTGGAGGGGACTAGCGTGTTCGCTACGCTTGATGGCGCCGGTCCTTGCCGCGGTATGCACGTTGCGACGTGCTCTCCGGAAGCCTCGGTGAATTCCGGAGACGAGCTGCTCTACGGCGTCTTCGGCTCGTCGCTTTACCGCATCTATAAGGACGGCTCTTACTTCCTCGTCGGCGACGTCTCTAATAACGGAGAGATCGTCTCTTTCGCGGAGACCTCGGGCGTTCCCGGGTATCTCTGTATTTGTTCGAATCATCAGGTCTACGCGGTAAACCTTACGTCGCCGGACGGCGAGGCGTCTATAAGCGCGCTCACCCTCCCAGTGCGCGCGGGTGACACGGTCAACATATCGCCCACCATGATCACGGCGCTGAACTTTCGCATCATCGTGAACGACTACGGGACGGACTACTTCTATTACTCGGAGCTCGGAAAACCCAACGGCACGGACGACCAGCACGCCTTTTACCAGTACAAGACGCGCTACGCGTACACCAAAAAAGACGGCACGGAAGTGGCGTTTTCCGACAATCAGTACTACGCGCCCAGCGAAGATTCATACGTGGACGGGACGCTTCAGAAAGAAGACGTGTGGATGGGGTCGCTAAACTTCATCAAGGCGGAATTCCGGAACGACCCGATAGTTGCGATAAAGGCGGTGGACGCATTCTTGCTCGTCCTGGGATCATCGACCTATCAGATATACCAGTGGCAGGATTCACTTTACACTCCCTACATCACGACCGGTAAGACGTCGTCCATCGGGTGCAAGGCGCCGAAGAGCGCCGCCGAGGTCAACGGACGCGTAGTGTTTCTGGGAAGCTCATCGACTGGATACAACTCCATCTGGTCGGTGGGAGAGGATGGCGTGACCCGCATTTCCAAAGACTGGCTGGAGCGCCGCATAAGCACGATGACCAGGAGCGACGACGCCTTCGGCTACTCGTACACTAAGGACGGGCATCAGTTCTACCTGATATCATTTCCTACCGAGGATGTCACGTACTGCTACGACTTCGCGGAAGATTCGTGGACTACCCGGGCGACGAGGGACGAGACGAAGAACACGCTCCGGATGTGGTTTCCCTCGTTCGCGATGCGCTGCTATGGAAAAATAATGCTCGGGAGCTACCGCGAAAATTCCGTTGTCTATCTCGACGAGGACAAATTCACTGACCACGCCGGAAGGCTGATACAGCGGACACGCGTCACGGGCATAATCATCAACGATTTCAAGGACATGATACTTCATTCGTTGGAGCTCATCATTGACAACGGACGGACGGCTTCGGCTGATCCGTCGTCCGATGGATACAATCCGCGCGTGATGCTCCAGGTGAGCTTCGACGGAGGTTATACGTGGGAGCCCGAGTGCTGGGCCGACGCGGGTAGGCAGGGACAGTACGGATATTCCACGCGCTGGAGCCATCTTGGCAAGGGGCGCCGCGTGGCGTTCCGGGTCTCGTTCACGGATCCGGCGCCATTCACCGTGGCGTCCGCGATGTTAGACTACACTAAGTGCGGGAGGTGACGCATGCCTACGATCGCCAAGGCCTCGAACTCGCAGAAGGACACTAAGACATACAGACCGTTAATTTATGTCAAGAACGGACTCGTGGGAAAAATATTTTCTGACGGAATAGTGTGCACGGACGCCGTGAAAAAACTTATATTTCCTTATGCGGAATATGACTGGCTCCTCCGTGCCACCATTTATACCAAAGTAACAGACGGTGCGTACAAGTTTTCTGGTATGAAGAACTACCTCGTCCGGAAAGGACAGACCGAGTTCGACACAGATCCGGAAACTTCATTTGTCTATTACGAAGGCGAAATGGTAATCAAACAATAGGCACACAATGGCAAGCACCAGTTTAACTAACACTTTGCTAAATCCGGAGACTGTATCGGCCCTCACGGGCCTCACGGGTCTCACGGATATCACGGACAAGCTGAAATCGGGCCTCACGGGTCTCACGGACCTCACGGGCCTGACGAACATCGGCGAAAAGAACGCGGCGTACTCTAACGCCTCGGACACCCTCAAGGGACTTCTCGGCGAAAATTCGGCCGCCTACGATTCCATTCTCCAGCTCATACAGGGAACGGGCACGGCGACACAGAATGCCCTCGGCGGCTCGCAGTCAGTGAGCGACTGGCTTTCGTCAGTCAAGGACTCGGCATCAAAGGACTACAGCGTCGATTCGTCCAAGCTTGAAAATTACGACTACAGGAAATCGGTGTCCGATTTCCTTGACCCGAACGCCGACTATAACATAGGCCATGCTACGAAGGCGGCGCAGAACTCGCTCGCCGGACAGGGCGGTCTTTTCAGCGGCGGGGCGGGTGAACAGCTCGCGGCCACGGCGTCCGAGAAGGCGGCGGATTTGTACAAAGATGCGCAGCAGCAGTACAACGCCGAGAAGAATTTTGACTACGGAAAACTCACGGACTCGCTAGACTTGGAACAAAGTAACAACCAGACGGCGATGACGCAGGCGAACAACAACGTATCCAATCTGGGAAGCATCGCCAATGAATATCTGTCCAGCACGCAGAACACATCTGACAACGTTGTGAACGCGCTGCTGGGCAAGCTATCCAACGACACGGACATTCAGACGGCGCTTGCCAATTTGGGAATATCTAAAGCCTCCGAAGGTGGTTTTATGTCGCAGCTCCTGGGAGGATTATTCGGATGATTAACTGGGGTGCATATAAAGTAAACACAGGCATAGACACGTCGCCCATAGAGGGCGGAAAGTCCCGCGATCTGAGGGATGCCGGGAAGGCCGTCCGCGGAGTCATCGACACGGTGATGTCGATCAAGAAATCGGCGAACTACGATAACGGCAAGGCCAAGTTCCTGGACCTCGTCGGCGGAAACGCGCAGGCGCAGGCCGCTATCGACGAGAATGAAAAAAGGATAAAGGAAATAGACGCGCAGATAGCCGATCTCCAGAAGCAGCTCGTAGGAGGAAATCAATGAATCTTATTGATCTGTATACGTCTTCCGGCGCATCAAAGGATATACTGGATGGCGGGAATGATGATCTCCCTGAAGTGAACACTGACGTGTCAGCGACGCAACAGTCTCAGAGCGATTCGGAATACACCGCACGGAAGCGCGCCTCCATACGTGCGCAAATCGACGTGTTGACACAAAAGAAGGCGAACCTTGAGGCACAGAATGCAGAGCTGCGGTCCGGGATGAAGGACATCCCTGACGAAGAGGTGCAGCGCATAGGCGAGCAGCTCGGCGTCCCTGATGTAGCCGAATCATGGCTATCTGCGCGTACTGCGCGGCGCAACAGAGATTTAGCTTTGGCCGAGTCTCAGAAGACACGCGCATCCATAGACAAGGAAAATGCGCTTGCCGATTCGGAGCAGAAGAACGCGGCGGTGACGCAGATAAATTCGCTTGCGGAGGCCTGGGCTACCGAGGCTAACGACTACGGCAAAAAGGCAAAGAGGGTTAGTCTTGAGAAGGCCATCGATGATTTTAACAAACGTTATCCGCAGGACGCAATCGATGCCGGAAAGTTCGAGGACGATTATGGCGGAACTTCCGTAGCCGCGGCCGGGGCGGCCGCTGGCTTCGACCTTCCGGAAAGACCCTCCGGATTAAGCAACGAACAGGACGCGGAGTGGGACCGC